CCGCCACTTTTCCGTCAGATTGGATTGCACGTTGGCGTACTGACTCGACTCTTTCGCTGCCTGTCCAACCGCACCGGACGCATCCATCATGTTCTGCGCATATTCCAGACGTGTGGCCTGCTTGGTTGCTTCGTCCAGGTTTGCCCAGGCTTTTGTCTCGGAGATGATGCCCTTTTCCACGGCGTAAGATGCCATCTGCGTATCGTTGGCAAACAGACCGATGGCTTCACCACCCTCATAGGATCCGTTGATGAAACTGTTCAGATGCCCCATGGACTCGTCCAGAGACACATCCCAGAACGCTGCTGCGTCGGATGCTAGAGTCAAGCCGCCTGCCGCAAGGTCGGTGGCGTCTTCTATGCCAAATCCCAGACCCTTGAACTTTGCAGTGAGAGAGGTCATGCTCCCGGTTAGCCGGGTGGATACCACGCCGGTGGCATCTGCCACCGCCTGCATCTTTTTCTGTGCAGCACCGGCATAATTGCCCATGATCTGGTCAAGGGCAGAATTTTCCGCGGACACCTCTGCCGCAGATTCTACAGAATCCTTGCCAAAATCCCAAAGTGCCTGTCCTGCCTTTGCGGCAAGATCGATCAGCTTTTCAAAACCGCTCGCCAATACATTGGCAATGGCACCCTTCATGACGGAAAATCCGCCTTCTGTGTTTTTGGCGCTGTCCCCCAGTTCCTTGACCGATTTTTTCGCCTTTCCGGCGGAATCGTCCAGATTTTTCTGTTCCCGGTTCAGCTGATCGGCGGCTTTCTGTGCCTGACTCAACTTTTTCTCGTTGCTTTTCAGCTCAGAACTTAGCTTTTTGATGTTGTCCGCACAGGTTTTCGCCTCATCGGATTCCTTGCCGGTTTCTTTGCGAAGGTCCTTGTACTTGTCTTTCAGCTTGTCCAGTGTCGTCCGCTGTAGTTCCACCTTTTTGGTCAGGATTTGCAGAGATTCCTTGGTGTCGGAGACGTCGCTTTTCCGCCCCCTGAATGCCTTGCCAAACGCCTGCCCGATCTTGTCGAATGCTTTAGACATCCGTGTCTCGGTCTTTTCGGCATCGTCCTGCGTGGTTTTCAGCTGTTTTCGCGCTTCACTGCTGTCTACGACGATCTTGCCGCACAGCTTGAAAATATCCGTTTTCCCTCGCCTCCCGTCAATAAATTTTTTCTGCCGCACCGAACTGCATCTTCTCAAACCGGGCGATATTCTGCCGGATCAGCGCCGGCACATCTTCTTTCCGGATGTGCTGAGACTGTTTTTTTGCAGAACTGGTCTGTAGCCCGTCCATAAATTCCTGGAAAGACTTGTCGCGCACTTGATGCAGGAAAAACTCCCAGCACTGCTGCCGGGAGGATTCCTCATATATCTTGCAGACCGTCTCTGCGAACCGATGCTGCCGGAGAGCAGCGCCAAGCAGCCCCATAGGGTCAGCATACCGCCGCCAGATCAATTCGCAGAATCCGGTGATGCTGTCTCCGCTGCCGCAAACGGCAGCAATTCCGTGAAAAAATCCCTCATCCCCTGCGATGTCACAAGCTGCCGCAGCATGGCGGCGTATGTGCCTGCACCAGACTTTGCGATCTCTGCCTCGGATTTTCCAGTAACCGAGGCCAGCAGCTGACGAAGCAGCGGCTCGCATTTCCGATAGTTTCGGATGATGATAGCGACCGCCTTCGCTGCAGCCACTGCCCCGACCTCACGGAAGCTTCCGCTGCCGAGCCGAGAAACGGCGGCGGCGATCGCCGGATCTTCTGTCAGAGCTGCGATCTCGTCCGAGCCAACGGCGGATGCGATGTCGAACATCATTCCGATGTCCTCGGCGGTCAGTTCCCGCATTTCGATCTTTTTCATGTGCTCGCTCCTTTCACTTTGCCACTGTCGTGCTGGCAGCCGCACTCTGGGCATCTGCGCTTGTTTTCGGATAGTAGATACGGATGTTCAAGCCTGTCATGCGGTCGTTGTCAGAATACGGTCGGTATGCCTCAAATGTCAACGGCAGTACGCTCGCTTCAAAGCTTTTTCCGTCCACCTTTGCACCGCTGGTGCAGATTGCTTTTTCGAAAATAATGACAATTGGCTTGCGGCCTTTCAGCGTTTCGCCCACATATGCCAGATTGTCGATCCAGTGCTTTTCTTCGATCTTCTGCCCTGTCGAGCCTATCAGGTAGTCTTTTGCACCCTGAGAGTCCGCCAAGTCGGAAAACAGTGCGTGATTCAGTAACTCTGGCGTCATATCCAGAGCGTTGATGGTCATTGTGCCGGTCTCTCCGGTCTTTACCACGCCACCATACACCTTGATTCCTACGCCGTCAATCGGCACATCGTACAGTGTGCTGGTGATCTCCAGGCTGTTGCCGCCAGATGTCGCACACAGCAGAGTCTTTTCAAAGTTGAACTGTGCATTGCCGCCGGTGGTACCGGTCGTCAACGTCAGTCCTTTGTGGATCGTCCCGGCACCAAGCCAGATTCGCTCCAGCGTATTTCGTGTCATGCCATGCTGTCCTGCCTGCATATTACTCCACACTCCATTCTATATATTTCAGATTGATTTGTATTTTTTTCAGCCGTGCATCGTCGCACGGAACAGCAACAGCACTGCTAAAGAACAGCACCGCTGCATACTCATCGTCGGACGTGCTGTATCCGGCAACTCTGGGAAATGCCCAGCAAATTCTCTCTCGGGCAGTTGTCAGTGCGTCCCAGCTCGTCCCAACCAGCGTGAGCAGGAACGTCCCGGACAGCATACCACTTTCTTCTGTGACCGGGCTGCTGCTGCAATGCCCGACACAGTAGACCGGTGGCAGCTTTCCGGAAGTCTGATAGGTTTCATACTGATATGGTACTCCCGCTGTGTCCATACGGGCTTTCACTGCCGCTAGCAATTCTCGTGTCATGATAGCCCTCGTTTCAGCAATGCCGCAAGGCGTTTTTCTGCCTTCGGCAGGTCCTGATCTGCGACGTGCTGCAGCGTGTGCTGTGCCGCCTTGCCGTCCGTCTTGTAGTACTGCACGCCGTTTTTGCCATACACTATTGTGACTTTGCCTTTATAGGCTGGCTTTCTCGTTCCGGTGTATCCGGCGACGGGAACGTACCAGGGCGACGATCTGCCGTCTCCGTTTGCCGAATGAGTGCCTGTGCCGAACTCATTCCAGACGGCGTTTTCCAGACTGCTGCCGACGGTGACGGAATGCTCCGCTATGTCTACCACATAGTCCCACGATCCTTTCAGCTGTCCTTCGTCCACCGGGGACATCGCCGCCGCATCTGCCGCAAGCAGTGCGCCCATTTCCGTCAGAAACTGCTGCACCGCATCGTCCAGCAATCCCTCTGCCTGTAAGATGTTCGATTCCAGAGTTACGCTTTCCAGCACTGTGCCGCACCTCCCGTATACCGCAGATAGATCTCCAGCTGGGAGCCGTCTCCCATGCCCATAGGGTTATCGATTTGCAGTACGTCATACCGCTTTCCGCCGCAGAGCAGGCGGCAGTTTTCCGGAGAGAAGTCCTCCGGCAGCTGCACCCAGTCCGCCACAAACACATGCGTAGCTTCTTCGGTTTTGGCGTGATATGTGGTATACCGGCTGTCCCCGCCGGTCATGTCCAGCCAGCCGTGCAGCGTGACCGCAGATGCTTCCTGCGGCTCGGATTCTCCGATCGCATTGACAACGGATTTCAAACACACAAGCTGTGCATCGGTATTTCCGCCGATCAGTCCGTACATGATCAAAACCTCGCTTTCCGGTATCTGTCCAGAAATCTGACAAGCCGTTCCGGAACGCCCAGAACGCCGCTGTAAGCGTCCTCTCCGGAAAAGGTCACGCTATGCCGGCTGATGGTTTCCGATGCAATTCCCGCCCTGTCGGCGGCGTTCTGCCCCGCCCTGCTAAGCTTGTACCGCAGAATGTCCACGCACCCCATTACCACGTCCGGCGGATACGCTACACGGTGCAGCACCGCAGAATCGGTGTCCGCCGGAGCAGGTGACAGCATGCTGTCCGGCAGCACCGTGTACAGCTGCTCGCAGATCTGCACGGTGTCCCCTGTCAGGATCCGCAGGCTCGGTGTCAGCATGACACCGCCCTGAATCGCCGTCACGTGCCGGAAGCCGCGTTCTGTAAAGGTGTTGTGCGTTTCCTGCCGGATCGCAGATTCCAGTGCGGCAAGGTGTTCCGCAAGCAGTTCGTCCGGTGTTTCGGTGTCCACAAATTTTCGGAGATGCTCTACTGTCATTAACATTGTGCATCATTGCTCCCTTCCTTACTTCTTAAATTTGGCAAGTACTACCTTAGATGTGTCAGACAGAGCCACAGCGTAGAAACGATCTGCGCTAATATCTGTCTTTCTTGCAAGCGTGTCACGCTCTGTTTCCACGTTGGTGTCACGCTTCAGGTAAATGGTCAGTGCGGCAGTGTCGTCCTCGGTTTCGTCGTCCTGATTCAGCTTGACGATGGGGCAGAAGTAGCACGCCGTAGTGGACTTTGTGACCTTGTCGCCGACCTTTGCAGCGGGCAGGGTTTTCCGGATCTCCGCGATGTTCCCCTCAGTCGCCGCCGTGCCGCTTTCGTCAAAGTAATACCACTCGCTGTGCAGCGGCACTTTCTTGGACGGCACCACGCGGCAGTTTGCCACCATGCCAATTTCACCGGTCAGCATCACGCCGTCCTTGTACTTGTCTGCACTGAGGAAATCGCTGTCCTTCCGCAGCTGTGTCACCTGCTTCGGGTGCACAAAGATGACCTTGTCCGTATTCACTTCCTCGTCCAGCACGTCAATGGCGTCTACAATGCCGGCGTACTTGATCGCCGCCGCACTGCTGTCATAGGTCAGCTGTGCCCCCTGCAACGCAGCCATGGCATCGGCATCGACCTTCGCCGCGATGGACTTTCCGATCTGGTTATTGGTTTCTGCCACCGGATTGCCGTAGCCGGACAGCACAGACTCATCGGTCAGCTCCACTGCCTTCATTGCCTTCTTGATCTTCACGGTGGTGGTGCTGGTCTGGAGCTTTACGGTGTCTGCCTTTACGCCCTCGGCAACGTCTACTGCATCGCCGATGTAGCTGTACTGCGGCACAGTGATCGTGTCACCCGGTACGCCCTGCAGGGTGGTGTCCACCTTTGCGAACGGGGTGACGACAATCTTGCTGGTGATCTTGGCGGAGATCATATCCGCCATGACCTGCGGATTTACAAGGTCCTGAATGGTTGTTGTTTCTGCCATAGTTATTCTCCTTTTCTACCGGTCAGGGTGTCGTATGTGTCTTTGTCGGTCTTGTACAAGTCCAGCCGCTGGGCGTAGGACATCTTTGCAAACGCATCAGCAGTGACCGCAGAGCCGCCGCTGTTGTCCGGCAGCTTCTGTTCCAGTATCTGCTTTTTCTCTGCCGTCGCGAACTGCGTCGGATACTGGGATTTCAGCGTTTCCAGCGTGGTGTCCCAGCCTGTCAGATTGCCTTTATCGTCCAGAGCCACGCCGTCCATGCCTTGCAGTTTATACGCCAGATAGTCTGTGTCCAGTGCTCCCGCTTTCAGCAGTGCCACCTGCACCGCAGCGTCCAGCTTCGCCTTGGCGAGTTCCGCTTCCAGTGCGGTAACGCGGGCGTTCTCCTGTGTCTGCTTGGCGGCGTTGTCTGCCCTGGTCTGCTTCTGGGCTTGCTTTAACGCGTCCTGTGCCTGTTGCAGCTGCACCTGCAATGCGTTGTACTCCGCCGCTGTGTAAGTCTTTTCCGGCGGCAACGCGTCGGGTTCAGGCGGCTGTGCCAGATTCTTCTTCGGTTCGTCTGCCATTTGAATCAGTCCTTTCGTGATTTGGGTATAAAAATAGCACCTGATTGCTCAGATGCTGATTTTTCGATAAAAGAACGCCGTACCCGCTGGCTTTTCCTGTTCTTGTTTTCCGCCCTCCGCCAGTTTTCGCCCGTGGTCGGGGCAGTGATTACAGTTCGATGTCTTCGATCGCTGCACGTGCTTCCAGACTGGCGATATAGTCAGCCATCGCTCTGATCTGGAAATTATAAATTCCTCTCGGACAGGTCGGCTGGAAGTTCAGTTTGCCTTCGTCCCATTTGTCCAGCATTGCTTTCAGCTTCTGGTACCGGACGCACACTTGCATATACTCCGCTTTGAATCGCTCTTTGTAATCGTCACTGCACATCAGTGATACTGTGTCTTTCAGTTTCGTTTCTCTGTATGTTCCCATGTTCTTTCTCCTTTCGGGCATGAAAAAAGCACCTCGGGTGAGATGCTTTATTTCATATAATTTTCAATTGAATCTTCTGGGTGCTTTTCAAAATATCGATTTAATATTCTAGTTGCACTAGTTGCCAGCATTCGTTTCGAGTCATATTCTCCGTCCAACATAGAATATTCTTTGTCATCTTGCGTATAAGGCTTGGCAAGTTTGGATTGTTCAATCAGTCGTTTTATTTTTTCCGTTGAAAACTGTAACTCCGTTTTCAATTGCATTATCAAGCACCTCCTCCGAAAATCGTATATGATCCTCCGCTGTCATCTCTATTAAGTGATTCATTCTTATGTTGTTGACATAGTCCTCAAAAAAATCTACGTCATAATCTGGCGTTTTATAAATAAAGTAAGGCGTGCCATCGTTGCCAATTGCACCCAAGCCCATCATTTTTTCTTGCCGAATAAATTGCTGAATGTCCGCTTCACTAAAAGGAAGCCCGTCTGGGTGATTATGAATTACAATATGTGGTTGTTCATATTGCTTTAAAGGAATACTTGGACTTCCAGAAGTTCCTTTATATCTATCAATTTCTTTGAATTCACTGTTTAGTACAATCACGCCTTCTGTGCCAAGTTCACTGCTTTGCATATACTTTAATAAAGCTTTGCACGATTCTCTAAGGAAATCATTTTCCTGCTCTGTTAATCCGCTTATTTTTATTTTAGGAATATTTTCAATCCGTTCGGGAATGATGCTATAATATTTCAGATTCTGATTGAAATACTTTGTCTGCACTTTAATGCTGCTTTCTATATCTTTTATTATACCACCATCGCCGCCCGAAGTCAACGCCTTTCCGCCGATTTTCTCCGCCTGATACGTCTTTCCCGTACCGCCGTTGTCCTTTGTTGCAGGCGGCGTCACTTCCACAGCGTGCCCCGCAGGAACCGGAACTGTTCCGTCCGGTTTCTCCGCTGTTTCCTGCACGTATCCCGCACGATATGCCGCGTAAGATTCACTGGAAACCTTCACAAGGGCTCTGTGCTGGTTGTCATACTTGTAATCGCTGTCAGTTCTGACTGCCCACCTTGGACGGCTGTAGGCGTGACAGCGGCAGTTGATGTCCTCGGACGCAATGCCAAACTTACCGGGTGCCTGTGCCTTTCTGCCGTCTATCTCAAATGGCTCGTCCAGTTCGCGGACCTGCCCGTCCAGCTGGACATGGTGCGGGCGTGTCTTTTTGTCCATGGTGCTATCCCACTGCTTCACCAGATCTGCACCCTGCTGCTTCGCCGTTCTGGCGGCTTCCAGTCTGGCGGCGTTGGCGATACGGTTTCCCTCGGTACGCACGATCAGCTTTGCCCGTCCCAGTGCCCCGCCACGCATAGTGGCATAGTTGCCGATCATTTTGCCGGTGATCTGGTTCGCCATGTCCCCGTAGCTTGCACCAGATGCAAAGCCGGCGGAAACAATATCGGTGATATGCTTTTTCAGTCCGGCAAAGTCCTCGCCGATGCTGTCATACAGCGGCTTTACAAGCTTCGTGTCGTTGATGGCAGCCTGACAGACCTTATCCTGCGGAACTGGCAGCGAGAGCCGCAGCCCGTCGCTTTGCAGTTCGTACAGCACCGCCGTGTGCCCTGTGAGATAGCAGTCCTGCAAGTACTCCTGCACGGTGCGGTACGTCTTGCTGTGCAGCTTTCCGAGAATGCGTTCCAGCTGCTTCTGCAAGCCCTGCTGAAACGCTTTCTGGTAGGCAACAGCCTGCCGGTTTTCCACGTCAGTCCGTTCGTCCAGCTGCCGGAGCCTGTCCTTGACATCTTCCAGTGCTTTCTGATACGACCGTTCCAGCTGCTCCATGACTTTTTTCTCGGAAAGCAGCTCATACTGCGTGGTCTGCTTCTGTGCCGGTGTCATCTGCCGCACCTTCTTCCAGCTGCTGCATCAGGCTGTCCAGCTGTGCACCGTCCGTCTGTTCCAGCGACTTCCGCACCTCTGCCTCGTCCAGTTCCAGCACCTTGCACAGCGGCTGCAGCACGGCTTCCACGCCCAGCTGTGCCGCCGCGGCAAGCAGAGTGCTGACCTTGATCTGCACGGCGGCAGCTTCCGCACTGCCGATCGCCGCGTTGTCGGATTCGTTCGTGATACAGGTTCTTGTGAAGTCCATTTTCACGTCAGCACGGGTGAACGCCGTCCCCCTGTCCTTGTTGATCTGCTGCAATACCACGTCGATGATGCCGCCCATCATCTGCCGCAGGTGTGTTTCCAGCTTGCCGCACTTGATGTCCAGCAGGGCGTACCGGGACTTGATGACCACGTTGGTGATATTTCCGTCGCCGACCTGTGCGGCGTTGAAGCCCATGCCGAACTGATAGATGTTCTCTTTGTCCAGTTCCAGCTTGACCTTGCGGGCTTCATAGGGCACTTATCCACCCCGCCGCTTTCGCCGGTGCCGATCACCTTCTTGGTCTTGATGTTTTGCATCAGTTCCGTCATGTCCGTGCCGCCGTATCCGGACACGACCACCAGATACTCCGCCGCGTCCTGCAGGTTGTTGGACAGCCCGCAGGACATCAGGTCATAGTCGTCGATCAGCGACTTCACCGGCTGAAGCCCCGAAACGCGTTCACGGTTGTTGTCGATGCGGAACCACGGCAGAAAGCCCAGCCCCTCGAAATAGGTATCGTCGGAATTGCCCTTTTTGTAAAGCACATGCGGCCGTGGATTGGGAAGCCCGTTTTCCGGTTCGTCCAGCGTGATCGTGCCGCTGTCCGGCTGCGTATACGTCCACGTCTGCGTGTCGTCCATGACAAGCACCTTGTACACCGTGTGCCCGTACATGTCTGTCCGCTGCGGATACCGGTACAGCACATAGTCCCTGCCGTCAGAAGTGTATCTGCCGTCCGCTTCCACCACAGACAACGCATCGGCACACTGGAACGCCAGCTTTCCATCTGCGTTCATATAGGCATACAGCCAGCCACAGCCGCAGACCACAGCATCTGTACAGGCATCTGCCAGTTCTGCCCGAAAGCGGTCGTTTTCATTGAAGTAACTGTCCATTTCCTTTTGCAGCTGTTCATCTTCGGCAACCACGATCCTGTCACGGTTGCTGAGCAGGTACTGGACTTCCTGATCTGCCAGTTCCGTGAAAAACGGGTGTGAGATCTTGATGTTGCTTCTGGTCTTGTCCTCTTGCAGTTCCCCGTGGGCATCATAGTAAAAAAGGCGGTAGTTCTGTATCGCATGGCGGGCATGGTAGTACTGCCGCCCGATGCGTGCCTGTGCCTTTTGCGGATCCCCGTATGCTGTGTTCAGCAGCGTTTGTATTTCTCCGATGTGAAGCATTCTTTCACCTCCTACA